CTGTAATAAGTGTTAGTGTCTACTGCACCAATATCAGTTACCTGAGCACTAGTTCCAGCAAATGGGTTTGCGATAAGACCATATCTAGTCTTGAAACCAATTTTAGGTTGGAAACTGTTCTCAGCTACTGCTCTCACCATTTGTAGTGGAACATATGGGCAATAGAACATACCTGCATCGTAAGGTGAAGTTCCTTTGTAACCGATTACATAGTATTGTCTAGCCGCAACATTAGCTGCATACGGATCGATGTATACTTTGTATCTTCCGTTAAGAACACCAGCAAAAGTATTACCAGTATCATCAACATTTAGGTTGTTAGAAAGTGCAGGAGCGTAATCTAACACACCAGCCATTTGAAGTGCAGAAGCAACATCTGCTGAACAGATTATTAAGTTACCTTTACCTCTTCTAGTTTGTTGTGCGATTGCGTTTGCATCTCTTTCTAATTGGAACATTAAACCTTTGAATTTCTCTACAGACCATCTACCGTTTGAGTCAGTATCTAAATCAAATTTACCAGCAGTTGTAGTGTTCACTTGAGCACCAGGTTTTGCTGTTCTGTAAATTGATCTAACTACTTCACGGTTGATTTCCGCAAGAATTTCAGATGATAAAATGTTTGCAAGTTCTGTTTCTGCATCAAGACCATGGATTGCTTTTAAATCTTGAGCAAGTTCCATAGTGTAGTCAGCTTTAAGCTGTCTAGTTTTTGCAGTTACAGTTGACTTCTCGATTGAGAAAGCCATTTCAGCAAAAGATGAAGAAGCTTCAGCAGTTGCTGTTGCGATACCAGTACCAGTAGTATACTGTGTAGAAGTATCATTTAATACTGCAGGGTTAGTACCAGTTTGAGTACCTGTTCCTGAGAAGTCTGTATCAGGCTCATTGAATAGAGCTTCTGTTCCAGAGTTTGAAGTAAATCTTGACTTCATAGCGAAGATTAGACCAGTTGGTCCAGTCATTGGTTGTACGCCACAAATGTCATAAGCAATTAAATTAGGCATTGCTCTTCTTACTAGTGAGATTAGGATTGGGTCCCAATTCGCAATCGCTGTACCAGTTTGGTTAGCGTGTGCCTCACCTAAGAATGCAGCATCTTCTTTAAGTGCTTTTTCTTGGTTTTCAAGAATTACAGCTGTTACCGCTTTTCTATAAGGATCTTTAATTTCTGGAAGATCGTTATGTTCAAGAACCGGTTGCCACTTTTCTTGAAGGCTTGATGAGTTATACATTAATTACTCTCCCTTATTTATTTTAATGTTTTTAGTTCTTGTTATAGCAGCTGTGTATTTTGCCATTGTGTCTGAAAGATCACTAGGATCTACCGTACCGCTATTTGATGATGTAGTGTCAACATTGGTTTCAGCAGGTTTTGCTTCTGATGCGAAATAAGACTCTTTAATAGTTTCTAATTTCTTTTTATAATCATCAGCATCCTCGAAATCAACATTTTCAGTCAATCCCTTAAATTTTTCTTTTTGAGTATCTGCCATAGTTTCAGACACTTCCTCAAAAATATCGCCTCTTGTTAAATCAGCATTTTCTTTCTTAAGGCTTACATTCTTTTCAACCTCAGAATTTACTTTTGCTTTTAACTCATCGATTTCTTTTGCTTGAGCTTCTAGAATATCATACTTTTCGTCAGGAATATCGATATAGTGGTCTTCAAATAATTGTTTTAAACCACCGATGAAATCTTCAGCAATCTCACCTTTGATACCTCTTTCGATAGCAAGTTCATTATCTTTAACCCACTCTTCTACAACATAGTTGAGGTAGTTATCGACTTTTTGAACCATATCTTCTTTCATAGAAGATTTGCTTTCTTCTAGTTCACTAGCATAGTTATCTTCTAGTCTTTCAATTTCAGCTTTTACTTTTGACTTAACTGCAGCTTCGAAAACTGTAGCAGCCTTAGTTTTAAACTCTTCTGAAAGTTCAGATTCGCCAGAAACAAGAGCATTGACATCTTCTTTAACATCAATATCTTTAACTCTTTTTTCAATAGCTTCTTTCTTACTAGCTTCTTCTTTTTTCTTTTCTTCTTCGTCTTCTTTGTCGTGCATACCTTCGTGATACCCAGCCTTCATGTCTAATTTAGCCATGATATTTTTGTATTCTTTAGCCATGTCATCTTTTTTCATTTCTTTCATTTTATCATACATAGCTTGAAGCATACCAGCTTTAGTTTTTGGCATCTCGTGCATACCTTCTTTTTTACCGTCATGTTCAGCTTCTGAAATATCTTCACCATCGTGGTCTACTTCATCACCTGCAGCAAGAGGCTCTTTGATTTTAGAGGAACCCATAGATTGTGGTGCAGTTTCAGCAGCCCCAGCACCTTTAGTTGGAGCAGAACTGTCTTTCTTAACTTTCTTAGCGTTAGTTATCTTGCCTTCTGGATTATCAGTAGTTTCCCCACCAATATCTTCAATAGCACCATCGACTTTTTTCATAGGTTCGCCCTTAACAGCATTTGCAGTCGGAGCTGCTTGACCATTGGCTTCACTCACCTCTGTTTCAAGTTCTTCGACTTTGTTTTCTATTTCGGACATTAATATTCTCCCTATTTAAAATATATATTTTAATTGTTATAATATTTATAAATTACAAATTTTTCAAGAATTTATTGAACACAGCTGCTTTTTTCTCAGCAAGCTCATGTCTTTTTGCTCTCTCTATTTCTTTTCGTAATTCATTCACTTCTACCTCTTTAATGATACCATTATCCCAAACCCACTCTTTACCTTCCATGACACCTTGAACAAAGGCATCTGGTGCAGATGGGTCGGCCACAATATCCGCGGCAGTTGCCAGATAAAAATCACTTTTTACATAATTTGCACCTGACCTGTTTTCTAAAGACCCCATGCCTCTAGAAGAAACTCCTAATTTAGCACCTTCATCTATCAAAGACTTAACAATATTACCGTATGGAGTATTTGTTATCTTTGCTTCACCCATAAAATTCTTACCATCTGGATATAACTTGGTAATCATATGTGACACTCTTTCCAAGTTTACAGTTGGTCCATCTGGGTGTCCTAGTTCACCGAAGGCTCTCTTTTCGTTAATAAATTTCTTGGTATATCTAGAAACTTCTTTATTCAAAGTTTCCATAGGATATACTCTACCGTTTCTGTTTTTCAGATCGGCTTGCATGAAGACACCCTTAATAAAATAATTTTTTTTATTATTAGTTTCTTCGGTTACAAACTCTATATCTGTTATCTCTTCCCTAATAAGTTTCATATTTGTTCTCTCGTAATATTTATATTATCTTAACTCCAATATGATAGTATAACTATCACCGTTTACAAAATTTTTCGTAGAAAATAGTATATCACCTGTAGGTGTAGTCGCATTATTTGCAATTTGGATGGCAGGGGTCTGTAAATCGATTGTCCCACTGCCACCTAAAACCATTGCAGTTGCGTTAGTCGCACCGTCATATACTAATTCTACTGCTCCGTTTCCACCCACCGTGTTAATACTGTAGATTACTCTAGCAATCTTTGTAGATGAGGAGGCGTGATTAAGTTCACTTGCATCTACTTTTTTTACTAGACTCTCTCCTGTACCGTCACTAAGGTTAGTGAATTTCATCACGGTCTTTGAACCAGAGACATCAGTAATAGTTTGACTTGTAACTGTATCAGCCATTACGGATTAGTTGCTTCGTTAGTATTTGTGAATCCAGATATTTTGTGAAACTCGGTAACTAATGTAAATGTTCCTGTTGCATTAACAACATTGACATCACCACTAATACCTGACCCAGCATTATTAGTTAATGCAGGTTGTCCCGGCATATATCCGTATGATCCATTACCTGTTAGTATAGTACATTGAACATTAGTTGTAGCATCCCATTTAAGTTCTACTCCACCTGATGCACTCTCTATACTATAAAATATTTTTGCGATAGATAGTCTTGGATTACTATCAGCACCAGATAAAGCTGATGCGTCAACAATCTTTACATTATCTCCATCTGCATTTGCTGCGTTGTCACATACTGTTTTAATAATTGTTTTAAAACTAGTGTCAACCAGCGTTTGATTTGTAACTGCCATTTTTGCCTCCTATATGACTTTTGTTATAAACCTTTCGATTTCATTAGGTTTAACTCTATGTTTTCTACCTAACTCTTTCGTAGTCTTATCTAAATTTTTTAAAACAGCAAAAGGTGACTTGCTTAACTTAACCATAATATCATCTACTGCTTTCTTTAGAGCAGGTGATAATTTACGATAATCTGGTGAGCGTTTATGCTCGTCTTTTTCAGTTATCGATTTCAGTAGTTTCGTCAGCGTTTGTGTCATCTTTTGGTGCTTCTACTTTTTTACTCATGATAGTACCAGCTAAGTCTTTTCTCTTATCATCTAAAGCTTGTCCAACTTTAGCACTTAAAGCAGATTTAAATTTTTCTTCTGCTCCAATTTGATCGTCACTAACTATAGCATCTATCATATCTTTAACCACTTCGTTCATTAAAATCCTCCGTTATCTGCGTCAGCTGCAGGGTCTTTAATAATACCTTGCTTAATCTCATCAGCAATTTTCTTTCTTTGGTCTGTTATATCTTTATCAGACATTCTTAATACTCTTCTCATAACAAAGTCCATAGAATAAACTTTTCCAACCATTTGATTGTTAAATAAATCTTGGGCCATCTGTAATCTATCCTTTAACATTTCTGACTCTTTAATTTCAGAATAATAACCGTCTTGAATAAAATCATATTTGACTAGTTCAGACATATCATTATCCCAATCTTCAGGAGTAACTATGTTCTTTAATATGAGTTGCGTTCTAAGCAAATCATGAAATAAAACAACAAATTTTTTTCTAAGCCTACCAATATATTTTGTAAACTTTAATTCGTCCCTTGTTATCTCGGTTGATCTACCTAGACTAAATCCAGACTCTGCTTCAAGTCTAGAGATAGGCACATTGAGAGAACGATATAATTTTTGTTGAAAGTATTTTATATCATCTATCTCACCTAAATTCTGTCCACCTGCTAGTGTAGTGATTTCAGTTCCTCGACCACCTTCTCTTCTTGGCAGCCAAAAATCTTCAAGCATAGACATATATTGTCTATCATCTCTAATCTCACCGGTACTTGCATCGTAAACTAATTTGTTTCTATATCTATTCATTACATCTTTGAGATATTGTTCTGCTTTAATTTTTGGCAGGTTACCTACATCGATGTAAAAAATTCTTCTTTCAGGTGCTCTTGATATTCTGTATATAACAACACTATCCTCAATCATTCTTAACTGATTTACAGGTTTGATTGCTTTATGCAGATAAGATAGAACAAGATTTTTTTGTTGATCTATAATACCTGATGGACAGAATGCTATTGCATCTGGTGATATTTTCATTCCACCTTCTGATGCTGAACCACCTACACCTTTTTCATTGTATATAAAGTAATCTTTATATTCTACCTCTTCTGGCTTACCACCAACTGGAGGCATGTAATTTCCGTTTGTTTTTTTAGTAATTAGTTCACGCATCTTTTTAATTTTGCGTGGATCTATATACCTAACCTCAACAATTCCATCTCTTATGTTTTTTGTGTTAATAATTTTATGATAGTATATTCTTCCATCAACATACCATCTTCTAAAAATATCATGACCTTTTTCGTTAAATTGTAAAAGTCTTAACACATTGTCAAACTCTTTGTGTATCTTTTCTTTGATACTATCGTTTGTGTTAAGTTGGTCAAGATTTAAACGAACCGTAGGATCGTTATCGTCACTAACTATTGCTTCATTGACAACATCTTCCACAGCCATATCACACTCTGGCTGCATTGCCACTTCTCTATATCTTCTTATTAAATCTGCCTCATCACGGACTTTACCCTCCATATCCAGGTAATGCCCCATGATACCACCACCAACAACGGTTTGAGCCCCGTCATCAATAGAAGGCAAGGTAAAGTTTTGACTCGCACTTGCCTTCTCTTTTGATCTAGTGATGGAAAAGCCGAATAGCTCTGCCATATTATTTCCTCACTTCTAATTATGTTGTAGTATTAGATTCCCAATACTGGTATTGCCATTCACAAGTAAATTCTTCTACCGCATTATCAGTCGAATAGTCTAATGCTATTTCCTGTAAATTGATAGGGAACATTCCTCTAAATGTGTATGACTTGATTACACTACCATTTCTATCTAGTTGATCAACAAATGCGTCAACCTGATAGTCAGCAGGGTTTTGTAATCCTTGATTGTCACTCATATTATTAATACCGTTTTGCCATCTTTCGATTGCATTTCTTATCAAGAAATCCGTATCATTTAGAATTGTAGTTGACCAAG